CGGGGAGGCATGATCTTGAATTGCAATAATATGGGCCACATGATATTTGCGTGAATTCATACTTACTTTTCCTACGAGTGTTTCCGGATTTCCAGTCAGTTGATATTCCGGTTCTTCGCGTATGAATCTCCTACATCGGTCCAATTCCAATCGACATTCATCAGGAATCAGGAGGTCTACGAATGGTATTCTGCCATCGGATCCTATTTCAGAGATGTAACGTTCTGTGAAGTACTTTACTTCTGAGTATGTTGATTGTTCCAGTATTGATTTGACATACTTGTGTTCAGTTAGATCACTGGGAAAACAGATGCTTGCAGAATTTGGTTCTTTATAAAGCAATCTGTCCTGGTGTTGCGAGGGAGCAAGAAGCTTGGAGAAACTGATAGCCAGGGATTTGAATGCAATTGTATTTTTCAGGGGTATCCCATCCCAATCTGGGAGAGATTCAGATGGGACACCGATCAGATAAATCTGATAAGGTTTCAGATACTGGTTGAAGGCATATGCGATTCTGTGATCGTAATTCGGCAGATGTTTCACTCTCGCTTTTTCATAGCCGTGCAACTCTGTGGAGTTTAAACGGATGCTGTATGTCAGATTGTTCTCTTCTAGGAAAAGGATGAGATCAAGGAGATTACTTTCAGATGTGCCTGTGAACGATATGTCGATGTGAACAAAATCAAACCCTGTTATGAATTTCAGCGTTGACCCATCAAACACATCATAATCCGATCTATGTTGTACCCCTGGGTGGAAGTTGATTTTTGTGAATGTGTCCTCGAGGCTAAAAGAGTTGCAATCCAAGTTCAGATACCTCATAGCATACAGCCCATCTCCCCGTCCTGCAGTAAGATCGCATATTTTCATATCGGTATCAACGATGCCTTCTGCAATTAGGTGCTTGAATAATCCTAATTGCGCCCCGAGTGAGTCAGATCCGGTATGACTGAAAAATACAGATGGTGTTGCTCCTGATATTGAGCAATGTTGTGCGTATTTGCATAATGGCGTGATTTCATGGAGCGTTTCCATCGCTTTGTATCCTATCATCGAGCTGGTGTATTCGATTTCTGTCAGGATGGGACTTATGGTCTCTTCACCCGTCAATGATGTATAAGGATTCGTGGACGGTAGAGTGCCTGGCATCACAATGTCTTCCAAAGAAACATCGTCACAAATTTCGGACAGCTCTTGAGTGATTCCATCCATCTCGGTTTGTAGAAGTCTCTCGACATAGTCGATCCCTAATACGAGTATTTTCGTTTGAAGTGATGGGCTGATCAACACGTGTGATAGTGTCCCGAGTGGGCTCGATTGGAACTCGTCAATTGATTTTGCAACATCCACCTGTACAGACTGGCCTACTCTTTTCGTTTTGAAATGGAAAGTCAATATGTATTCCATAATCAGAGTTCTAGCCAGATTACGTTTGTGAACTTCGAAGGAGCTCAATAGTGCTTGGTACTTGGCGAGTCGCACACTCAGTCGGTTCGAATGCCGTCGATTCTGCAGGATAGAACAGAATTTGGAAACGATGAGATCATACTCTCTATCCGTCGGACCTCTTGCAGTAATCTCTTCAATGCAGCTTGCCTGGAGGGATAGTTGGACCTTGCTCGACTTATCAACAAGAGTCAAGACAGACCTCTTCTCCATGACTCTTTTTAGTCGAAATGCAATCATTTCCAATGTCTCATCTTTGTTGAGATGATTCCATGTGCTGTCGATTCTTTTTAGCTTTTCAACTAGAGGGTTCCAACTCTCTTCTGTTATGACATCTGGAGATACGAGCATGTAGTCCTTGTCCAAGGCCCTTGAATATCTTAGGATGACATCATCAATGTATTCCTCTCCAAGCATTTCGCTTGTTTTCTCCTCAGCCATTTTTGGCATAAGTGCCCAATCGTTTACATTTTCTTCGTACATGTAGGAGTGTGACAGATATCGGAATCTCATTACACTCATCTTGTGGCCTCTAAGATCGCTGTAGCATGTGAATTTGGCGGTTACTTTGTACTGTGTCTCTTTTGGCTCCACGAATTGAACATCTTTAATCCCTATAAGGGATGAGAAATTGTACCTAACAACCAATCTTCTCGTCTCATCGTGTTTATCTCTTGTAAGAGCTGCCACAAGTAACCTCATCCTGAGATAGTCGAAGTTGATATTGCTGTCAACGAGCCCCATGAGGGTTATCAGCCTTTGATTCAAGTCTGTAGTGTACTTGAGCGATCTGTTCATTTCGGCACGAATGTAGGTCAATGTACTGAACCTCATGTTCGGTATTCTGTGAAGAATCTCACCTCCGGTCTCTGTGGGTGCATAGAAGAACAATTCTTCAAAAGTCTGATTCGTTAATGTCTGCAGTGCAACATTGCAGGCAATCACGCAATCTATCCGAGATCTGATCTCTGGGGGTCCGCTCATGAGATTGAACTTCATCAAAAACCATTTTGTAACAGCAACCAACTTCGCTGCCAGAAGTTCTTCTTTATTGCCAAGCATCCTGTCATCGTCTATGAGATCACCTTTATAAAGTGTCTCGTTTCCGACTTTCGGGTCATCGTATACTTTGATACCGTTACGATAATGCATGGGGCTACATCTTCTTACTGTGATCAGGGCTTCAGACCTATCGACCTCCACGATTTTGTCATCGTACAATACTTCTTCGACCTCAATCAACTTTACCTTTGGGAACATCTTCACCTTTCTATCCAGCAGTGCTTGGATTATATCACTTGTTGGTGTGAGTTGAAAGTATAGGGTCCTTCCTGTGTTTGCACCGATTCTGATGTTTTCGAGGGTCCTGAATGCCATACTTTTCCGTAATCGTGTGATGTTCTTCACCCTTGTAAGAAGACCGGAACTAGTCTCAATTTTCCCTATTAGCAGGTCGAGGAAATGGACAGCAGTATTCTCGTGGTAAAACTGGACAATTCTGCCATGAAAGTTTTCCCTAAAGATTTCGAGCATTGTTGCTGCGAGAGATTCCCTCTCCTCCGAGAGTTTGAACATTTCCAGAACTTTCAGATTCTTTGTGTGTTTTCGGACCATAGCCTTGATTGCTTGCTTGATGCTCATAGTGGCTGGACATATCTTGTTATCATTTTGCCATGTAGATGTCACCAGTCTTGTCTCATCCATATTCCTTTCAGAAGTCTCGTCAACAGAGAGTGAGATTGTTAGATATTTGAGAAAGAATGAGGGGTCAGAGGAATAATTCACGATCCATTGAAATAGATAGTGAACAGACTTCGAAAATCCACTGCTGTGTCCTGACAATGTCAGATTGATATGTAGTGACGCACCCAACCCTCCAAGTGAACATGGTAAGTACGTCCAGAAGAAGAGTAAGTCTTGTAGGAATTTGTCGTATACTTGTAGATACAGCACTCTGTCAGGGCTATCCACAAGTTTCATCTCTGCAAGTCGTTCACCATACAGACCATCCAGTGCTTTTGTGAGCAATTGATCATTGACTGGGGTATTGTGCCTCAGAAAGTATGACTTGATGTCGTTCTTTGCCGCTTCAAATAGATTGGTATCCTGTTCGATGTTGAGAGTTGCTTTGTCATCCTTAGTATAGTACAAAAGGTTTGACAACGCCACTGGAAGTTCCTCTGACGATATCATACTATTCTCTTGTGGATGGGACAATATCATTTGTGGAAGCCGAGAAAGTAACAAGCCAAGCTTGTAATTCTTGAGATACGTACAGGACTCCTGGTGGTTGGTGAGTTCCAGAGCCGATGCGGCCGATGAGCTTATCCCTGCGACTTCAAGTTCTTCTGATACAATGACAGAGTTGTTACCTGCACTGACTGCTAGCAGTCGCTTTAGGGTCGAGTCTGCTCTTATTCCGTCTGCATAATGTTGTCGTAACATTGTCACCCTATGTTTCGACAGATTTGTCTGTGAGTATTTGATGTTCATGCCAAATTTGCTACAATGATCCATGATTTTCTTGAATACAGACTTCACCATTGCTTCTGATGCTTGTCTTATCTTCAGTATGGCATTGACATCGTCAGAATATACCATTATTGTTTTCACTTCTAGATCTGTCATTATCCGGAGCAATTTCATCATCAGCGTTGTATGGAGTGTCCAAAAAGGATTCAGCCAGCCTTCTATCCCTCCCTTTTGACCTTCTGAGACTAAGACTTCATCTAAGTATTCATCATAATGGAATACAGTAAGGCTGGAGAAGTAGTGTGGCAGGTCTCCCCATCCTTCGTATCCAAACAGATTTCCCAAGAACTCCGCCAACTCTGATGTATTCTCATATTGCATTGACTGATTATGGCCTTCAATGTCCAGAAGCAAGGAGTAGTTGTCCGGTTGAGTGAGTTCTCTCGATGCTTCATGGATGATTGCTTTTCTTTTCTTGTCAGGTGGCGTCATAAGTTGTTCATCGAAATAACCAAGTGCTTTCTTCATCTTGGCAGCGACTAGACTCAAATCATGTTTATTTTCGAGTCCTGCGTTTCCGAATAATCTCGCTGCCTTCTTCTGTTCCCTTTCTTTTTCGATCAGTCTTGCTGCATCTCTCATAGGCACGGGTTTCACCTTCTGGTTCGTTCTGACAATTTTCTTCTTCTTTGGTTTCAGTTTCCTCTTTTTGAAGAAGTCTCCCAACTGGTATTCCTGTCTCTCGATGATTTGGAGTAGCTCTTTGCGACTATCTCCTGGGCCAAATGCAATATCCGG